TTGAATATGATGGTTGTAGACACACCTGGTAGTATTGGAACTACATACTATTCATTGTGGGCTTGTGCAAATACCATAAATACAACGCCTTTAGAAAATACAATGATGACGATATTACAGATACAACCGTAAGAATTAGACCGTCGAACATAAAAAGGGCACCAGAGGTGCCCTTTTTTTAATCTTCTAGGCCTTAAATGTCCGTGGGAAGATTCAAAACGGGCATGCCCGTTTTGAATGTTCACGGGTCTAATTATTTAAACTCTTGGGACGATTCAACCTCGGCAATGAAGGGATATATATCTATACAACTTGAAACTGGAGTATTCAGTGCTGCACCACTGAGAACGTTTTCTATGACCGCGGCAACATATAGCAACAATTATTTTACGTTTGATGTATCATTATAGAGTTTCCAACGACCTCCCGTCGTGTATATTTACACCTTTCCGAAGAAGAGCGTAAATATACTACCAAATCACCGTTCCGAGCGAAAATCCAATGAGACCCGCAAGGCATTCCGAAATCGTTCACAATCCTCCCGTACGTCTGCCAACTCCTTGTCCAGGGCCACGATTCGTGCCTCGTACTCTGCCAATCGTTCCAACGCACGTCGCAAGTCAGCCTGCGTTTCCGCCAGTTTTTCCGTCAGAGCCCGTTCCTTTTCGCCTTCCGCCAGCGGCCCCAACAGATGCGCAAGAAATGACATAGGATGATGTAAGAGATTCAGCACGCCCATAGAACGAAAAAAGAGACAACATACCTCTTACACGACAACATGTTTCGCTTGGTTAACAGCGACCTCAAGCAAGCACGATTCTTCCGGAGAGATGGGAATCCATGTAGACATTCTCATGGGGGTTACGGGCGTGAGTTGTAAGTAGTGAGCGTATCCTTCCGAATCCAGAGATTCATAGGGAGGGTAGTCTTGAAGAATTGTCGCGTGCTTAGAGCGGAACACGTGAATCACGTGTGCCGGGTAGACAAAGTGCCGTTCTTTTCCATTCCGAAATAGAACGATTTCCACTGTATTCTTATCGATGGACACGGAAGGAAGAGACATTTGCTAGACCTTTTGCGGTCCCCCCTTGTCTTCAATTTTTGTCCGGTTCCCGGAGTTGCCGAAAATCGGCAAAAAATGATGGGCAAATTTTTTCCGGATCCCAGGTATCCAATGGTTCGTCGTGTTTGTAAAAAGTGTGGGCGAATCTTTGAGCGAAAGAGTGGATTCGACGCACACCTGTCAAAGAAGAAGGATTGCGGAGAGACGACCGCCCTTTCCAATTCAGTTCCTATAGTGGCCACGCCCGTGAAACCTGATTACACAAAACAAACGGTCGCAGAGTTGATTGTGTCATGTAAAACGGCCGGGGTCAAGGGCTACAGTGGAAAATCCAAGGCAGCGATGATCACGTTGTTGGAAGCATCGATTTCTCCACAGGTGAATGAACTGGTGACGTCCACACGAGTTGTGGAGCCGAGGCCAGAGGGACAAATCCGCTACATTGACTTGTTTAGTGGCCTTGGGGCGTTTCATACAGCATTCAATACGCGTCCTGATACCTTCAAGTGCGTTCTTGCCTGCGACATTGATGAGGGGGCACGTCGTATTTACAAGGCGAATTACGGCTTGGAACCTAAGAGCGACATTCGAGACTTGGACCTGGAGGCCATGCCGGACTTTGAGGTGCTGTGCGCCGGATTTCCTTGTCAGCCCTTCTCGATTGCGGGGAATGGCGAAGGATTCAAAGACACTGTCAAGGGCAACCTGTTTTACGACATTCTCAAGATCATCGACAAGAAGACGCCACCGATGTGTATCTTGGAGAACGTCAAGAATCTCAAGACGCACGACAAGGGGAATACTTATCGAACCATCGAGGCGGAACTCAAGGCACGCGGATACCTTGTGACGTCCAAGGTCATCAACGCCTCGGAGTACGGCTCCCCCCAGGCACGTCACCGTATCTTTATCGTTGCGACAAAGGAAAAGGCCTTTGTGATTCCCGAAGGAACGGGGGTCGTCACGCCGGTTCGTGCGATTCTTGACCCCGCCATCACGGCGGACGAACTTAACCGGGCCAAGTACACGCTTCAAGAAAAACCGGAAAAGGACGTCAAGCCGGGCCGACCACACATTCTCTACGATCTGTTTCCGATTCCGTCAGAGAAGAAACGGGCGGCGTTGGAGGCAGAAAAGGCAGAAAAGAAGGCCAAGAAAACGGACAAAAAAGAAGAAGAGGACAACGATGGACCAAAGGGCGGACGTCAAGGAGAACGCGTCTACAGTGTCGACGCGGTGGGCATCACAGTGTGCGCGAGTTCAGGGGGACCAGGTGCCAAAACAGGATTGTACAAGGTGGGCAAGGCGATCCGACGTCTGTCTGTTGGAGAAACGCTCAAGATGTTTGGGTTTCCAGAGACCTATACCTTTCCAGATACCAGCGACGAGGACAGCCTCTTCTACCTTGGCAACAGTATCGTGGTGGACGTGCCCAAGGCCCTGGTGCCGGTGGTGACGGCGTGGTTCTCTTAACTCAAAAATGCGTTTATTAGAGAGGCAGAGCAACAAAGAGGGTAGTCAGGTCCATCGGATGAGGGATGGCCTTGGTTGCCCCAGGGCGAAACCGCATCTTGAGTTGGATATCATCGGGTGCGTGGTCCGACTGACCACCGCCCTTGCGTTGAAAGTACAAATGAGGGCTCATGTGGACGCATGTCCGCTTGGCCTCCATAACGGGGAAGAGTGACCCTAGAACGCTCTCAAGAAATACAGGCCCAGGCACAATCGCGAGTTCTAGGATGGTAGCTCCCTCGGCGTCCAAGTTTGTGTGGAGAAAGTAATCGGGACGAAATTCTGCTTCGACTCCTACAAGACAATGGGCCACGCACATTTCGCTCAACGTCTTCTCCAAGACCGGTTTCTGACCACCAGCCTTCTTCAGACAGACCGTCTCCAAGAGCGTGTGGAGATCTGCGTGGTCCGTGATCAGCGATGCCTTGCGACGGTCCACACTGTGGCCGCGTCCCTCCACTTTGCCGTTCTTGTTCTGGCATAGGAAGCTGGTGCCGTCAACAAAGGTAATACGGTTATCAGCCTTTTTTCGACCAGGGATTTGGACAATGGAGGTAATGGGCTTGCCGAAATAGGACTCAAACGCGGTCTTGACGTTGGCTTGGGTACAGAGAAGAACTTCGGCCTTATTGCCGTTACTAGCCGTGATCGCGTTCTTGGTACGAGAGGGGGGTCGGTTGGCTAGGACTGGCTCCGCAGGACTCGCGGTAGCAGGAGTTCTGACAGGCGAAGATTCGGCACTCGTACCAGAAAGAAAAGAAAGTTCGGTAGACATGGTATTGGTTGACTACTGCTTATACAGTTTAGATAGCCCAACGTTCAATTTTTTCCAGAAACCTCTACAAATTCAAAACTCCCCACGCAAAAAGAGTCTTCTCTACTCCCAAACGCCATCGCCGTTTCCCCTCCCTTCTCCTCACAACGCCCCACCACCCCCCATAGCCACTAGAGACTCCTTCTTCGGAGCAACCTTCGGCTTCTTCTCCTTGATAGTGGTATACTCGGGCCCACCGGTGGCGTGTCGAAGCGTCAATATACTGCTCGACTTCCAGTCCGTTCCCGCCGCCTTCTCGCTCATAATGTACATATCCCCATCGTGGAGAGGAATGACGAAGCGCTCTCCTACAGGCTTGAACCGGTGAAACCACTGGTAATGGATGGGCATCGAGGCGCCCACGCGGGCCGCAATCACCTTTCGTCGCTCGCCGTCACCGTGAAACCCTATTCCACACTTCTCCAAGTTGTAGTAGTAGTTTCCCTCGGCCTTGAGGTCCCGTGTCTTCTCGCCGAACCAGTCCGGCATCACGTTGCGAAGTCGCTGGGTCCAAGGAATGGACTCGTACGCCACGATCCGACCCTTGCCCGCGGGGTAGTCTGGCTCCTGAGCCTCATCCGCATAGCACAGGTTGCCCCGTGCCCACTTCTCCACAACACGCCCGCGCATCAGTGCCTTCGTGTCGTGCTCCAATGCGGCGTGCTCGGTAAAGAGCAACTCTGCTCCGTCCGCCTGGCCCAGGAGCGCATTGACGCCCCCACGAATCACTAGGACGGCGGCTTCAGGGCGTCCTTCACCTCCCAACGACACCAACTCGACCACCACCCCGCTGGCCACACACCGGTCTCGAATCGCCGTCAATTCAGCCACCGTGAAACCCGTCCCTGCCTCCCCGCAGGTACCCACCTGCTGCATCCCCGCGTGGTTCTCCACACATTCGGAAAACGTAAAGGTCCCGATGCTTGTCCCACGCACCAACTTGCCCCGCTCCACCTTGGGCTTCGCCTTGGCCTTGGCCTTGGGCACAACAACTGAAATACTACTAGAAGAATTCATCACTGAAAGTTTGAAAGGATAGTCACGCGCACTATGCCCTAGTACAGTCTAGGGCACTCACCCATCAATTTTTTCCAAGGACGTCGTTCCGATGACCAAAAAAAAAATTCCGAACTCGAAGCCTGTACAAACTACCCCCAAGTAGGATCTGGATCACAATATCCAAGGTCCGTCCATTGAAGGATCGTTTCACCAATGTGAGACGCAACTTCATCGTAATCGTCCACACGTTTAACGGGAGTCCCCTTTTCCAAGGCGTCAAGAACGCGTTGGACAATATGATCGGTGTTGGAACAAATGTCGCTGTAATGAATACGGAGTGCCTCTACTAGCACCTCTTTGCCAATAAGCAAGGAAAAGGAACGGAAATAAGTTTCAAGTGCGGTTTCTTTGGAAGTCATGGGGCCGATCTTCCTTCCTATCCGCTAGGTACATCAATTTTTTTAAACGTTTTGAGGACGGAGCCTGAAGACGACTCTTTAAAAAAATGAATCAAGACTCCCCACTCCACTCTCGGCATCCAATGGTCTTTCTCGTCTTTCTCGTTCCGTTTGTCTTTGGTGCGCTCACGAATTGTAACACTTCCTCCCATATGACCCCCACCTTCTTATCGGCGACCCCTGAGATCCCAACATACCATCAAAATGTCACCTTTACGGTCAAACTCGACGCAGGATACCCCAACTTTGAGGCCTTTCACAATGCGACGTTGACACTCCTTTCCTCGTACAATGGCTGGCCTGTGCTGAATTCGACGACTCCCATCGATACGAGCGTTCCTTATTTTCAAAACGCGTCCTGGCAATACCAATTCACGTGGCCGACGCGCCTTGCCGGTTCCTATGTGACCAAGGCCCAACTCTTTGTGGAAGACGAAAACTACCTGTGTCTCCAACATACTGTCGCGATTCCTTGGTTTTAACACTAGTCTAAAAGATATGTCGTCACTGTAGACAGGTCGACCACATGGCCACCATGGAATATGATCTGAAAACGCCACATTTTCGATTCAAACTTCAGGTCGTCGATGACTTCAAACCGACACATATGAGACGGTTCACGATCGGGGACAAGGAGAACTATTGTCTGGAAGCCACGCTTCTCATGCCGGACGCAGATGAGCGTTTTTCAGATGTACTATCGGTCTGTGATATTGCCCGTCTCGATTCCTTATCGAGTTGCCTAATAGAACCGACCTCCGATGACGTCAGTTTCGGAACCGAGTTGCTATATGGATTTATCGCAATTCTAAAGGCGAATTATACACATATTCGGCAACTGTCGTTGTTTGACGCGAGTTTTTTGCCGTGTAATCGAAAGACAGACGACACCTTGGACCTATTGTCCTACAATATCGGTCTGTACGGACAAACGTGGTACGAGATGAAATTCGGTGCCCGTCTTCCGACTACGGAGAAACAGACGGCCTATGAGATAGGTGTTGGAAAGTACAGGGAACCCGACGCAAAACACGGTACAACCTGGTCGCAATGGTTGATTCGTGTCTCAAAAATAAATGAATTTGCGAAAACACAAATCCTCTCCGACGAACCTATGTACAAGGAGATGTTTGAATCGTCAGATACGTGGCCTCTGTGTTTCAATCGAATGAACAAGACATTGAAGCGTCAAGACCGATGCCGTTTCTTCAAAGGGTGGTTGGAATCGATCGTGTATTCCTTTGTTCCTAATGAGCGTCAATGGATGATTGACATCACTAAAAACAGCGTATTGGGAAACGTACTGGATACACCACGAAAAAAACCCATCGTGCGCAAAACACTCAAGCACAAATGAGTTCTGATGAAGGTGTCATACTAAAGATGATGCCGTCCAAATACAGATACGGATCTTTTTTGTAAGCCCGTTCATTCGCCTCAAACTCGTGACGCCCCAAGACATAGACACGATCCGCACATCGTACCCACGTGGCCAGGGCCGTTTGACGAAGCGTCCGCAAGTGTGCGTATCGTGCTTGCTCCATTTCGTGGACGTCTTTGCTGATTTGGAGTAACGGGTCCTCCCAATGGACGACATCATACGCTGCCATCGGCAATGTGGCCGGCCAAGGTACGTGTGCGCAGGGCACCAACCGTGACCGAAGCCACTCATAGTAGGCATTGGATTCAGGAGCCGTTCGATTGGTGACGCGGTAGTAGATACGCTGGACTTCACTCGGCGTTTTCTTGGCAAGAAAGGCCCGTCCCTTGAATACGTCGATCCAATGATGATGATGTAGGTGAACACAGGGTCTGCCAAGTCGTATCCAATGACTCTTCAACGCCTCATAATAAGCGACAGGATCCGTCTCAAAGGCAATGTGTCGCGGAAGGGATCCGTCGGGATGAACACGTCGTACATTCGCCCACTCGTAAAAGCAAAGAGTGGTAGGTTGACCGTTGTGTCGCGCAGAACGAGGGATGTCCCACGGTTGGAAATAGTGATGCTCCGTACCGGAACGCACACGCCACTCGGGCCACATGGACGTGCGATACACGATCGTCCGTCCAGAACGACAAGTTTGTGCCAATTTGGCGAGTCCCTGGGCATCGAGAAAGGAAAGAACGACGGACATCGGTCCCGTCGGAAGAAAGAGAGACATACTGGTGCGTGCTATGTGTGTAGCACACACCAATTCAATTTTTCAGCATTATACCGCCAACCCGTCGTCGTCACGATTGCGAAAGTAGGCACGAATCTTGGGCTTCAGGGTATCGTCCTTGAGTTCAAAGAGTCCGTTGGATCCGACCCGCACAATGTCCCGCACGTCGGAGACGTGTTTGAAGATGTCGCGACGGGATTTATATTGGCGCTTGGAGCCGTCGCCGTGCCACAGGTGATACACGTGTCCTTTCAGGAAACAAAGGGAGGGACCCGATCCTACCAGTTGTCGGAAGGCTTCGATGGCCGGCGTAACAAAGGGACTGTAGTGAAAGTCGGGATAGTGAAGCCAGACCGTCGAAGACAGTGTATCCCCGCATCCAAGCACACCGTATTGGAAAAACCCAATGCGTCGGAACCAGTCGCGTTGGAAGCCCCAGGCAAACCCAGGGTGATATCCGCCAATCCCTCCTTTCATATTGATTGCTCCAAAGGTCTTGTAAAACGCGAACGGAATACGCTCCTTGACCACGTGCTTGTAGGTAATGTCAAGCCAGACACCTTTGGAAAACGGTTGAACGACCTCAAAGGACTCCAACTTTTCGGACAACTCATTGTACCAGTTGCGATTTTGGAATATCAAGTCACAGTCCATAAACAGTAGCTTCGTGAATCGCTTCGGGATTCGTTGTTCCAGCAAATAACACATGCGCTCCTTTTGGAACAGAATGAAGGGTGTTTTCATATGGAAGGCGTCCTTGATTTCGGGCTCCTCCGTGTACATTTCCAGCGTGTAAAACGGAATCTCGGCCACCTTCAACTTCTCCACCACGTACAGGTAGTTCATCAGCAAACGCTTGGACTTGGACGAGTTGAAGTAGACAAGGCCGACTGCCAAATCTTCCCGTTTGGGTTCCGCATACGTAAGATCGTGAAGGTCAAACGACCCCGGAAGACGTACAGGAGCCTTCGCTTTCTTGAGCGTGATTCCTCGAAAGGAACAGACCCGTTGCTTGCGTGTGCCAGCCATCCTACTTCTAGACGAGAAAATCATTGTGAGAACTACGCAGTACCCTAGACAATCCGTGATTCTTTTCATCGGATGAGTAGGACCGTGTTTGCGGATCCAAAAAAACAAATGATACCTGTAAATAGAATGAGTTCAAATAACAATGATTCAGCGTATTCGGAGAACAATCGCGAAACGAATTCCGTTGTTTCAAATAATGCGAACAATAATGGGAACGCTGTGACAGATTTGGTGTCGAAACTTCGTGCCGGAACTGTGGAGTCCTTAGAACAATTCGCAGAAGAGGAAGGATTAACGATTGAGGAAGCCGTAGACTACGAAAGTGTATTTGGAAGGACCCCTATCATCGTGTCAGCCATGGAAGGACACCCGGAACTAGTGGCGTATTTGATCGAGAACGAAGCCAATCTAAATCGCAAGGATTCCAAAGGAAAGACGGCCCTGATATACGCAGTCGAGAAAGGAGACGAAGCGATTGTGAAATTGCTTGTGGAGGGAGGGGCAGATGTCAATCCAAAATATCCCATTCAAGGAGAAAATGCGCTTTTGATAGCGATTCAAACTGGACAGTTGGGTATTGCGGCCTTTCTTCTGGATAATGGGTCTAATCCGAATTCGTCTGATGTGGCAGGACACACAGCGCTTGTGAGTGCGTTAGAATTACATTCAGATATTGGCTTTGTTGAATTATTGCTCAAGAAAGGTGCCAATCCAAATGTCATTGTAAACGCAAAAACAGCCCTTATGAATGCGGTCGAACTTGATACTACAGGAGACCTTGTTCGATTACTGCTTATGAATGGGGCAGACCCTAATATTGGCTTCTATAGTCGATCGGCTCTCACAATGGCGTTTGAATTTGACAACAAGAATGCGATCTTAATGATGTTACCGCGCGTACGGACGGTACCAAATATTGTGTTCCCATACGCATTAGAGTATGCTGAAAGAACAAATGATTTCGAACTACTATCTCATTTGCCACGAGGAGCGTGCGAGGCCTTTGCTGGAAGTTACGAGGGTGGAATAGCGTTGAAGGATGCGATTGGTTATGGGCAAGTATCCACAGTGGATTATTTATTGGATCTGAGACCTACGATTCCACAAAGGGAAATACAAGACTTGTTATTTTCAGTAGTAAATTCTCCGTTTAAAACTTATACACCCATTTTAGACACGCTTCTTAAAAGAGGGGGCGATATCAATGCTCGTGACGAGAATATGAATACTCTTCTTCATATCGCCGCACAAAGAGATTATGAAACACTTGTGAAATTTCTTGTGGAAAAGGGAGCAGACAAGACAATAAAGAATCGATTTGGGAAAACGGCAATCCATATAACGGATAAGTTGGCCGTCAAACGAATCTTATCCCCTCCTTGGAAAGGGTTTGACAGGTCAGATTTAGAAGTGTTTGTGGGTAGTTTTGACCTAGAAGTGACAGATCAGATGAGACGGGAAGGGAGAAAAGCATCTGCTTATTCCTTTTCCGTTTGCCCCGTGTGTCTCGAGATTCGTCCCAGGGAAGAAGGGTGTGATTATATGGATCACAATTGTAATGAATCAGAAGGAAAGGAGGTTCTATTTCCTACAAAGGTATATGATACCTATAAATGTACCGATGCCTCACTAGATAATAAACTGGGTAAGATATTTTGGTGCGTTATTTGTAATCGTATTTGTGAAAATCACAAACACTTTCGCCTTGGAAAAATGGAGGAAGCAAAGCCATGGACTGTGAACGTACAAATCACAGAACACGCACAACATTTTGTAGACGACTGTCGTTCTATTGGAGGAGGGGGGATTCGAGAAAAGGTAGCACGGTTTGCGGCACTTCGGAGAGAAGCGATCGCGTTACAACCGCTGGTCGGTACAATTAGCGAGTATGAAGCAAAAGAACGGCTCGCACGCGCTTTTTGGGATGCACCCCTTATCCCAGGTGCGTTGGAGGAAGCGGATAGAATCATCACTGAAAAACGTTTTTTCGACTCCTTAGACGTCTTTCCATCCACGGCGAATGCGGTTCGAGCAACCGCAACAGCATCTGTCGTGGTAGAAGTGGAGACGAATGCGCCGGATGTTCCGTATCCTGGCGCAACGGGCCCCCCTGAAGACAATTTTCCGACGGTCAAGGATTATGACGATGAGAAAAATGTAGTGGAATTGAATCATAAGAATAAGGATGGGACAGTCGTACATCACAAACACGACGCCTACGAAGCGTTTGAGTTGCCAGAGTTTATGAACTATGTACGAACCACTACCACAGAGTCGGAACGATCTGCTGGTGCACAGTTTGGGTTTTGTCCCTTCAAGCCCTGCGAAGCACGGCTATATCCTCAGGAAATCGCCAAGGCGTTGGAACTTGCCAAAGATGTATCCGCCGAAGACCGCGCACAATATGAGGCGATCCTCTTGGCGTATAAAAAACGATTCAATAAGAAATTCCGATACGCAATGGGTGGAAAACGTCGGAAGACGATTCGTCGTTCCAAGAATCGGAAATCACGACGAGGCCCATCCAAAAAACGAACTACACGCAAACACGCCTAAGGATTCGATGTGGGAGGCGCCTGTGTGGTCCTCTGTGGGGTTCCCTGTAAGGCACCCTGTGTTGCCCCAGGAATCAGAACCCAAACATTCGAGTGTTGGCGGTGTGAGGCCCCAGCGAACGTACAGCCATATGAGAATCCGTCCAAGATTCCAGTGACATGTGTACCATCGGTCTTTTCAAACACGTATGGATGCTGGCTGTGTCCACTCGTGTCTTTGTAGTCTTCCAAGGGAAACTTTCCAGAGAGTAGGCGGACGACTTCGTCCTTGACAAGGGGAAGAGGAGGGGGGCCGTGGGAATAGTCCTTGGGGTCGACGACCCCGAGGACCTTCCAAGTCATAGTGGCTTCGGAAATTAAATCAAAGGAAACAGGAACAGAAGAAGACATTGTTTTCTAATCTTTTCTACAGTCCAAAAAATGGGCATCAATTTTCTTCACGACAAGGTCACGCGAAGTCGTTCGATGTAAGACAATGGGACGTAAAGTGGAATCGCATCCGCCAGTTCCACAACGCCGGCAGACGTCGCCAACTCTTTCAAGAAGGTGTTGCCTCCGTGACTTGTTTGAACAATCGTGCGCCCAGGATCAAGTTGGACCATCGGCGCACGAAATCCGCGGGTAAAGACAAACTCATCGCTGACGCGTTCGTTCACATCGTACACGCCATCGTAGTCGCGTTTCCACGCCATACACGCGCTCACAGAATGGCGGTCGTGAATCATAGCCCATTGGTACATCGTATCCGTCGCATAATCGACCGTCAGCATATTGGAACAACCCGCCAAGGCGGCAGAAGACCCCCGCAAGCGTTCCACTGCGTGTGCCACGCGATCGGCCGGGTAGTAATCGTCGTCGTCCATGACAACGCGAATGTCCCCCACGGCCTTCGTATTCGCCAATTGACGCAGTCCCCCAAGAGCCAAGCCTCCGGTAGGAACAATGACACGAATCGGAAAGGGTAGGTCACGCGTCAAATAATCGGAGGTCAGATGTGAGACATTTAGGGTTCGTTCCTCTTCCGTTTGAGATCCTTCTACAAGGACCCATTCCACAATGTGGGGATAGGTTTGTTCTAGAATCATATCCTTCAAAATAGGAAGACATCCGCGTCGATTCCATTGGGTAATCGTAAGAAGAGACACTGTTTCTGTCATTGTACATGTTCTAAGTACCACATATCCTGTCATTTTTTTCGATGTAGACACTACAACGAAAAAAGGATGATTTTGCCTTTGCTCTTTCTGTGAGTCGAACACAGGATCTTCTGCTTACGAAGCAGACGCATTAACCACTATGCTAAAAGAGCACTGGGGGAACCTTGGAATCGAACCCAGAATTACATCGACCCGAACGATGTATCATACCACTAGACCAGTTCCCCACACTGCTGCCTAGTGTCTTGTCTTTAGGTACACGACGCTCCGACTCTGTATTTCATAAGTTGACTTCTTAAAAGACTTCCTTTCACTGTTTCGCCTTTCCCCATATATATTTCGACCTTAACGCGGATCCCTCCTTGACTTCCCACAGGGTCATCTTCAAGAAGATCCGAAATTCTACCTTGTTTACCATTCCTTTCAGGCTTTGAGTTACCAAATATTTCAAAACAGTCTCCTACCTTCCATGTTTGTTCCATTTTCCGAAGAAGATTTTTGGAAATCTTCTCCTTTGTACCCGAGCCGTCAAATCTAATCATAAACAGACTACCAAGATTACTCTCTGGATCGTCTTTTTTCAAGATTTCCAAGATTACACCTTTTGTACCATCATTACATTTATTAGAACCAAATATTTCAACCCAATCTCCTTTTTTCCATTCGACATAAGGGAATAATACATTCGGTGATAAATACTTTCTAACACCCCTTCTCGTGAATGGATCGACGTATTGTACTTCATAAAAAAACCCATGTTTATTAAACTTGATACCTCCTATTAGGTCCCCATCAATAATATAGATTTTACCAAGAATTTTTAGCTCTACAAAAACTTTTGCATTATCCGGAAAACTTTTTACGGGTGGAAGAAAAGAACGCGCCAATGTCATATTTTCTTCCGATAAGGTCCCATAATTATTCATTTGTAATGCTCTCCGAGTAAACACTCCCAATTGTTTCACATTTTCTGGTGCATTATTTCGTTTCGAAACAGAACTAACTCGCTGTAAAATTGTTCTTGTAGGCCGATTAGACTCAGAACATGAAATTTGCCGACAAGCATTGACAAAGATAAATCTTTTTTTAGAGATTCCATTCACAACTGGTATTTCGCCCATTCTTGCTATGATATCACTTAAGAATGCCGAATTTCCTACCAAGTCAGACCGTTTATTATTAGTATTTTTAAATAGCAGTTCGTCTTGTTTCGTGAAATCTGTTGCTTTCATTTTTTTGTTTTTTCGAGCGTCGTATACAGTATTTGCGAATTCAACAGACAAGGGAAGGTCGTACACACCCATCAAAAGAATTTGTGGAGATCCATCCTCTGCAAATTTTTCTTCATTTTCAAATGAAATACTCATCTCAGGGACAAATTCTTTGGGGCCGTATATACCACGAGACAGTTGATCTTCGGATAAAAGTCTTCGATTCATTCCGAGTCTTATATTTGCGGGATTGATTAGAGAGGATGTAGGAGACGCAGCCGACGAAGAAGAAGAAGAGGAAGAAGAAGAAGAAAGAGGAGCACTCAGTGTTTTCAACGAACGTTCAAAAAAATTTTTCGGATACACATGTCCCAATGAGGTTGTGCCTCCCCACGTTTTGAAAAGACTCGTTTTAGTATCAATTTCCTTTTTCATACGATTATAAAAACTTCCTTTACTTATTAATTCTAATATATATGATATTCTTTTTAAAAGTTCTCCTCTACTTTCTACATCCATAAAGACCAATATAGACATTATTATTTCAATTGGAGTATCGCTTGTCTCGATAGAATCAATTCTTGTATGAAGTTCAACCTTAAATATTTCCTTTAGTATTCTAATGATTCCTTTAATAGCGTTTGTATATTCATCGATCATTAATTCAGGATACGCGATAGGTGGGGCTAATGCTACACATCCGGATGGAGAATTAAAAATAACGTATGTATTATCATCCAATGGAAATTCTCGGTCTTTTACTGGTTCACCAGCCTCGTTTAAATGCGTGATTGTTCCGTGTCCCGATACGAATTTCCAATCCCAATTGTCTTTTAGATCTTTTGCTGTTCGTGTCAGTTCGGAAGGTAAACTTTTTAATATAACACCTCCGTGTTGTTTTTTTTTATTTTTAATCGTCCGTAATTTTTTCTGAATCCACCGAGTTTTTTGCCCCATTTATATAGCGTTTATATAAAAGTTTCCCGTCCGAAAAGGACTGATCTAACACAAAGAGTTGATCAGACGCACCAGGCAGGGAGGCCTTTTCCACCAATTCTTCAAAATACTCACTCGCGTCGGAATAGTGACAATTGGCAAATTGAACTTCGACTGTACTGGGTATAGGTAGATTCATGATAGGAGCCCATTGGCAGCAAAGGAAGACGTAGATTTTGGTGGCGGTCGGAAAATGTTTGACTAAGGAATCAAAGGTGGCAGTTCTCATCACAGAAATATCAAGTAGGAAGTACATTGTAGGCGTAATAGACTTACTTAATACCCATACAATTCAATTTTTATTATATGTAAAGGACTCTACATCCCTCGTTTATGGAGCATCTTGAACCCCTTCATAGGTGTATCAGCACCCTTGATGCGTTTCTGATGCGTTTGATCGTGTTGTGCCTGGCACAGCTTTCGTTTCTTTAGGTTTGTTCTGTATTTTTCAAAACAATTGACCACCATTCCTGTTTCCAAATCCTTGAACCCATAATAATACGCATACGCATCCGCCCATTCAGTCTTGTTCATTTTCGCCATGAACAACTCTCGTGGAATGTAGGTATGGTCCCCGTCCATCATCAAATAGACGTATTTCGAACCCAGCACAATAGGATAGGGGACGTCATTATGTCCGATTTGAGAATAAAAGGCTTCAAAGTCATCTTCCATCTTAAATTCATAGATTTCTGGACCTACAAAGATGTATTTGTTTCCACTGACGTGGAGCAAGATGGTGTTGCCCGTCGCCCATTTGCCACAGGCATCCTGAATATAGGCCGCCGAATCGCACGTGCTTTCTCCGACGTGAACCGCATTCACGGTGAGCGTCTTGACTAACTTGGTATACACCATCTTATCGTACTCGTCTTCTCCTTCGGGAAGAACGCCCTTGAAAATCGAAACGGTCTTACCGGAGACTTCCACGCGAAACGGTCGGTTGCCATTATCGTGAATGTCGTAGGTTTTTGTTCCTTTGGGAGCCTTACGAGTTTTTTTCGTGTTCTGAGGCCCCGCGACCTTTACCCACTTGTAAACGCCCCGGGCGTCGGGCTGGGATACGTAGTCACCATCCTTCCCCTGTTTCGTCGCCCCCTTACAGTCGCCTGCGTGAAAGGGTGGCGACTTACGGGTTTGGTATTTCTTGGTCAAGACCTCTGTACAAGGCATCGTTCTATTGACGGATTAGATTTATTTGTAAGAAACACAGGGATGCCAGGACAGACTATCCCTCCATAAAAAAAAGAGTACGTAAGTAAGGATGGCAGAACTAGTCGAATCAGCAAAAACAAATAATCTGGCGGAGGTGGCCCGGTTGCTAGAACTCCATAAAGACGACAAAGACTACGTGAATTATCAGACCTCTGGAGGCGACACGGCACTCATATGGGCTGCGTCGAAGGGGTATCTGGAAGTGGTTCGGCTCTTATTGGAACATGGGGCAAATATCAACCATCAAATCGGTGACGGTGGAACAGCGATCTTGTTAGCAATCGGAAATAGACATCAGGACCTGTTCCAACTCTTGTTGGAAAAGGGGGCGGACGTGAATATCCAGAACAAGATAGGTGCGAATCCACTTTTATTCGCATCGTCCTACGGACATCTAGATAATGTCAAACTCTTGTTGGAAAAGGGAGCGAAGACGGATGTTCAAGATAAAGACGGAGAAACACCCCTTATGTTGGCTGTATCAAATGGACACCTAGACACAGTTGAACTCTTATTGAGATACGACGCAATAATAAATATTAAAAACAAGACAGGAGAAACGGCCCTTGACTTGGTGGAAGATAAAGAAGAAGAGGGAGACAGTTTGCCAATCCTCAACCTGTTGAAATTATATTTGTCGTTACCTCGTCGTCTTATTCCACGAGGAACCAAGAATGCGATCATGGATGAGGAGATCGAACAGGGAAACATCATGACAAATATGATGCGAAATGCAACAAAAACCGAATCCAGTCTTGATCAATATTATCGGAAAAGCACCGTGAATCGAATGGTCCAGAATCCACATACGCGCCAACCCATCACGGGAAAGGTCAATTACGTAGCAAAACTCGGACCTCCAGCGGGGTCTCCTGAGTACCTATTTGATTATGCGATGGACGGGAAGATAGACAAAGTCGTGGCGTTGTTGGACATGGGAGTGAGCGTGGATTATAAGGATAGGTTTGACCAGACCGCTCTTGTATGGGCCGCATCCCGCGGACGTCTGGACCTTGTTCGAGTCTTGTTGGATCGAGGGGCCAGCGTGGATATCCCGTCAACTATAGGTATGACGGCACTTATATGGGCTGTGAAAGAAGGATATCCGGAGGTGGTTCAACTCTTGTTGGAAAAAGGGGCGAACGTGAATCATAAGGATACATCAGGGCAGACCGCCCTCCAATGGGCTGCACACAAAGGAAATCTGACGATTACTGAATACTTATTGGACAAGGGAGCAAATATGGAACTTTCAAGTAATCAAGGTCACACGGCACTCCTTTTGGCTGTATTCAAAGGACATACGGATATTGTTGGACGACTGTTGGAAAAGGGAGCATCTATGAATGGGAAAGACGAAGGCGGGAACACCTTACTTGTCGTAGCAATGTCAAAGGGACATATGAACATTGTCCAACTCTTGTTGGAAAAAGGGGCAGACCCGAATGTTCAGGACAAGGACGGCAATACGGTGCTCCTATTGACTGTCGAGAAGCTCATCACTGGTTTTCCACAAAACCCACCCGTCCACATTATCAAACGATTCTTGGAAAAAGGAGCAAAAATTATCAAAAATAAGAAAGGCGAATCAGCATTCACCATTGCCTTGAAATACTATACAAGGAACCAAGCGACAGCGAGTTCGATTATTCAGCTATTGGCGGAAGTGTGTACGGTGGACGGCTCCGCCAGCGGAGGACGCCGTAGGACACTGCGAAGAAAGCATAGAAAATTAGGAAGAACACTCCGAAGAACAAGAAGGAAGGGAAAAACCCGGTTCTCCCAGAAAAATTGAACCTTGAATGAGTCCCTTTCTTCAAGTACCTGCCGTCTTTCCAACCTTTCCAATATGTCTACCAGTATTCTCCCATCGTCTGTTCCTATTATTGATGAGTCTCAGCGTATGAGAGACATCAATGAAGCAAAAGCAAAAGAGCGTTTTATCGCCATCGACAATGATAACCGTGATACACGCGCCATGTACCATTCCGACGGCAAAGGGATTCAACTTGTGCTGAAGAACGGAACGAGTCTTGACCTTCGTGTCGATACGGTCGTCCAGTGTGATGTGATTCGTGGAGGAACCTGTTTCCTAAAAGTGAGAGCCGTGTCGTCTCCAGGAAGAATGTATCCCAGTCATCCGATTGGGTTCTTCTATTCCGAGTGGGTTCCAGAGCGTGGATGGTTGTCGGACTATACTCCAATTGGACTCTATCCTGGTTCCACAAGCCATTGTGTCACACACGGGTACGATTTCAATTCAATGCGTCTATGCCCCAATCCTGACGGAAGTCCTGTCCCTACGTACGTAGCACCTCCCGAGACGCCTGAAGAACTAGGACGACAACTCTTAGCCGCATTCAGTGCGAAATGGTTTACGGACCTTCCTGCTCTTCTTGCTAAGGGGGCGTCGCTGACCTACACCGATCCAAACGGCGACACGATCCTCCACTACGCATGCCGGTTCAAGCAAACGGGAACAGCACAACACTTAGTGAAACTGGGGGCAAACGTCAGCATACCGAATAAGCGGGACGTAACCCCGCTTCACGACGCCTGTCGAACGAACAACCCCCATCTTGTTCGAAGCATCTTAAGAGAAGGATGCCCTGTCGATGCGCGAACCGACACAGGAGACACACCTCTGATGGGCGCTTGTCTAGAAACCAACCTCCACGTCGTTCGTGCCCTTCTCGACAACGGAGCATCCGTGAACGCAACAAACGACACAGGAGAAACACCCTTGATGTTTGCGTGCTACGGTTCGGATCGAGACCTGAAGGACGTAACAAAACTTCTCAAGGTGTTGCTAGAGGCGGGGGCTATCGTAGATGTGGAGGTTCCAGCATCATCCTCTTCCTTCTATAGACCCTTTCGCACACCTCGCGAACTCTGTAAAGACCGAGAACCACTACTCGCCCTTCTGAATACACCCGTGGAAGAACCCGCAGAGCGTCTCGCACTCGCACAGGAACGCATTGAGGAAGCCCGTCAGAAGATTGCGTCAGGCAACAAATGGACAGAACTGAATTTGCGAAACCTCGGTCTCACCAAGTTGCCTCCGATTCCCGAGGGCCTCTATGGTCTGTACGTAGAGGACAATCGTCTCACAACCATCGACACGCTTCCAACGAGTCTAACTACGCTAAATTGTTCAAAAAACCGTCTCACGTCGCTTCCATCGGCCCTCCCTCCTGCTCTCACCCACGTTGACTGTAATTATAATCGTTTGACGACCCTGCCTCCCCTCCCATCCACGCTTGTATTCTTGGACTGTGGAAGCAATCGCATCGAGTCCTTGCCACCTATGGAGCACTTATTACAACTCGTAGAGGTCTATTGCGGTGGCAACTACTTGACGGAACTTCCGCCCCTGGCATCCACCAAACTCCAGCGCATCTGGTGCTCAACAAACCGTCTAGAACATCTTCCTCCTCTGAATCACTTGACGGCCTTGAAGCAGTTGCGATGCGGCGAAAACAGGCTACGGGAGATCCCAGAGGTCCCTGAGACCTTACATTTGCTAAATTGCGGGGACAACCTACTGAAAGCCTTGCCGACGCTCCCTAAGAATATGGTGGAACTCCTCACCGAAGGAAATCTAGCGTACTTGGGGTATATAAATTACTAAAAGGGATAAGGCAAACTAGCATACAGTGAAAAAATTGAAAATTGAGTGGTAACTCCTTTTTCAATGAACACCTATTCATTTCTTCCATTATGACGACAAAACTTTCAATCGACAGTTCCATTCTTGGACAACTTATGAATTGCTGGGATCCACGTCATCCCATTCTTCCAGGATTTACGTGTATTATGGTCTACATCCGTTTACGTTATTTCAATACCCACCCCGCGACTGCCTTGTTGTACTCTACAACGTGTGCCTTTGTCAAGCGCGTGCTTGGCCACAGAGAGCGCTTCACGGAAGCCGAACTTCAACCACTGCGGAACGCTCTTGTTCCATTTCCGTCCGTTGCCATTCACGAGATCCTTGCCTTATTGCCTATATCGGACCCGTATCGTCCCATGGTACGCAAGCACGTCGAGGCTCACCAACGCAAGGCGCGCGAAGTGGAGGACCGGCGTATTCGTCAGGCGATAAGCGACGCACGACGTCAGGAAGCAGAGGCGATAAAAGCGGTACGCATTGCGACGATTGGAATAGCGGCCTATCGCGCAGAGGTCGCAGCGCAACGACGCGTGCGCCAAGTTGGACCTACCCCTGTTGTACGCGATCCCCTTGGAGGGATTCATTTACCTGCCTTCGCAGTCGATCCGCAGAACATTCACCGCTCCTCCGTACAAGAAGCCACCAAGGCCGCTGTACTCAGCATCCTGAAGCGCCCTGTACCCGTGGGTCAGAATACGCTCGCCGAGATCAGCGATGCAATGCCTGCCGTAGAGAACAGGGCTCTACTCATTGAGACCTTTACGCGCGATTATGGGTTGATACGTGCCTTCGACATTCCTTACAGCGAAGTGGCGGACCGCATCTGGGCCTTTATCGCGTCCCACGATGAACGGGTCGAGTTGACGAAACGCCTTTCAGAGGAGGTAGGCGAGGGACTGGGTACGTGTAGCAACGGCAAGATGGCACGTCTCATCAATGTCGTGCGCGGATTCGATGAGGAGTTGACACTGCTAACTCCCCCCACACGAGACCTGTTTCAGATACAGATAGCCAAGGTCTTTGTGTTGCCACTAGCAGAGCGCGAGTCGGCAGCACGACGGCTGTTTGAGGAGTTCCACGTTCCAGATGCGGAGCAGGCGCCGTGGTTAGAGGCACTGGAGGAGTAACCGGACCAAATACCTTAGATGCGACGGAGATAGAAGAAAAAAAAGTGTACCTGATCTTCACAAAATCTAATATGATCACTCATGAATAAAAAATACATCCCTTTTATAAAATGGAACCCAGACCACGTAAAAATGAGCCAATTTCCCCGGATACATCTTCCTCCGAAAAGAATAATGTTAGACCTGCAAATACGACACGGAATGCAAAGAATGGCAATACCGCAAGTGCTACACGGAATGCAAAGAATGGCAATACCGCAAGTACTACACGGAATGCAAAGAATGGCAATACAGCAAGTGCTACACGAAATGCAAAGAATGGTAATACAGCAAGTGCTACACGAAATGCAAAGAATGGCAATACCACAAGTGCTACACGAAATGCGGAGAGAGTACTTACTCGTAGACCTACCATCAATGTTAATGCTGCACGAGTTGGGTGGAAAACCCCGGTGAGTGGTCATAATATGACTAATTTACATAGTGAAATGAGAGAACTCAATTTATTTAAAGAACAACCATTCTATACGATTAATATTCGTTCTATCCATCATGGTCGAACAGAACCATTACAAATAGGAAGTCGTGAAGGTTTTAGTTCTGTCCTACCACGAGCGTGTGCCCTTTTTGGAGTCAATATGACTAATTGGGATTTAGAATACAATGGTACAAATTTAACTGGGACTACTACAAATCTTGGATTTAATTCTTCACATATAAAAGAAGTACGTGGGATACGATTTTCTAATAATATGATACTTGACTTGGTAAGACGACCGACACGATGTTGTGGTTTCACAACTAACCGCCCAAGGGGACGTTTTGCAAATATACCCAGACATCGTAATGTGTAGTCTGACCTTAGACCACCATCCGTCTAAAATGGGTGTTATATCCTCGCTTCGCAGTCGTGATAATAAATAGACAATTTTTATGGTAAATCTCTTGATATGATTTACCATAAAAAAACGCTCATTTATAAACCGCACGGGTCTAATCATGAGGTTTTGTAGAAGCCACATTCACCTTGCGTTTTACAGGTCTCTGTCGGTCGTCCACGCCGTGGGATAAAGCGGGACAACTGCGCGGATCGTGAGGCTTGCCACCGCATCTCGCACACATTCGTGGATCATCTGCCATGGAAATTATTTGGGAAACTCGATTCATGTTGGAAATAGGAACGGACATCTTTGGTCATCTTCTTTGATGATGCGAAAATGTTCTTCAATTTTTTTATTATATACGAACCGATTCTGATGACAATCAGAAAGGAAAATATATCTTGATCCAAAACAGCGAAAAAGTTTGAAAATACGTCAAAAACCCTGAAAAAAAACCGCACCAATTTTCTATATACAAAACCGATATAATAAATTTCGCGAAAACTATGCTCAAATTCCAAACAGTCCCGAAAAGCGAAATTTACCCGAATTTTTCTATAGTAAATTCAATAGAATTAATTTCGCGAAAACTTTGCCCTAATTCCCGTAATTTTCGCAAAAACATTTTTCTGCCCTAATTCCAGAATGAAAAAAACCCCCAAAATCGCAAATAATTTAGCAAAAAACCCCGCGAAACCGCGAAATTTCGTGAAATCAAATCATTAATCGTACGATTAATGATT